GCTAGTCCGGTGCGAGTGGCCCACCATCACCGTCGAGAGCGTCTTCATAAACGCACCACGGGCCACGTTGACCGGCGCGGCCATGCCGCTTGGCAGCTCGTGGCCGTGCAGCACCGGCAGCTTCCCAAGCAGCACGGGCCGCTTGTCCTCAACTAGCTCGATGTCGTGCTCTGTAAATCCCAGCCAAGCCGTGAGGCTCATGCGGGGATCGTCGCTGATCTCGGCGGCGTGTTGCCACAGCCAGTGCTGCCACCGCTCTTCGTGGTTGCCCGTCTTGTAGACGATCGGGATGTCGGGGAACTCTTGCCGCAGGTAGGCGAGGAAGTCCCTCACGGCCTCGAGCTCGCCCTTGAAGTCCCGCTGCTTCGGGTCTTTCATGTAGCGACTGATCGCATAGAAGTCCGCGATGTCGCCGTTGAGCAGCAAGGCCGACAGCTCTTGGTCTTTGAGAAAGCCCACGGCCGCAGCCACCGCGATCTCGGAGTGATAGGGCACATGCACGTCGGACATGATGCCGACGTTGCCGATGACGTTCATGCGGTGCGGCGACCACGTCTCGGCCATCGACTTGGGCATCGCCAGGATCTCGCCGGCCGCTCGCTGCTTTCGCGGGGCTGACGGCTTCATCGTCTTGCGGTTCTTCGCCCCGGCAACTCCAAACTGCCGCTGCATCCTCTTGCGGGCCTGGTGCAGCGTGATGGCTCCGTTGGCCTCTTTGACGAGCCGGCGGGCCAGCGTCTGCGCCGGTGCGTCGGGGTGCATCTGCGCTAGCCGCCTAGCCATCTCCGTGATCGGATCACCCGCCATGCTTCTTCCTCCGTGCAGCTGCCTTTGGTTTCCGCTTGGCGGCACCACGCCGCAGGACCATGTTGCCGTCATCGTCGATGATGCCGAGGCCCGTAGCCTCTTCATCATCAAAGTCGAGCTCGGCGAGATTAGTCCGCTGGGCCTGGGGCTGGGCCTTCGGCTTGGGCTGACGCTTGGGCACGGCAGAGTCCTTTCAGCCGCAGCATCGCAGGAACGTCAAGTCTGCGTCTGGTAATGCCAGTCTGGGAAGTATTCCATGGGCTGGCCTATCTCACGGCAGATGGCATCCTTGCGGATGGCAATGAAACATTCTGAAGCTTGAAACACGTTGACCCACTCAGCTTGGCTAGCAATCTGAACTGGCAAAGTGCGGACTGTGCCTGGCGCTGTGTTGTCGCCAAATAGAGCGCCACTAAAACCTTTTGTCTCTCTAAAGTTGTCATAGTCCCACTGGCCAGTGTTTCCATTCCGCCCAAACGTGTACATTCTTCCGTCTTTTTTTACGCCAACTCCAACGAGACCTGTGACAGCAATGCAAGACCACGGGCCATCGTCCAGCAGTCTCCATCCGTCAAAGCCGACTGGAGATGGAACAGGGCTCAACACGTAGCGGTACAGTTTGTCATCATTGGAAATGCACCAAGCAAATGGGGGAAGCGGAGATCTGCGGCCATCGGTACCAACAAAGTCTCCTGGTGATAATGGAGACGCAGTTGGGAGTTGCTTGACCAATATGCTTCCAGTGATTTCATTGCTGGAGTTAGTTGTCTGAATAACAATTTCCTGAACGTATGGCCCCAATCCATACGTTTCATTCATCTGGTCTGGCAGCCTAATTGAATAAACTTTTCCAGACTGGGCAACGCATGCAAACAAAAACCCGAAAACGCTAGTTGGAGACGCAAGATAGTCGCTCCATACTCGCAACGAATACGCCGGCTGCGTGGCATTGATTGCTGCTGAACTAGGCGTCACCGTTGCATCTTCCGTGTACCCACTACCAGGGTTTGTGATGCGAAGCGTGGTAAGACCGTAATCACCAAATCCAAGGTTTTGCCACACAGGCTCAACCGTGGCAGTTACGCCATCTTCGTCCGGTGCAGATACTGTGAACGTCGGCAGTGGCTCATGCCAAATAAATGGCGTTGGGCCGCCGTACGGCAAAGGCACGTTGTTCTGCAACGCTGCCACGCAAGCAGTGGTTAGGACAATCCAATCTTCTCCTTCTTCTTTTATGTAGGTTCTATTTGACTCCGTGGTCAGCAAATACTGGCTTGATGAAAAGTAAATACTTTTGGCGGTCTCTCCGGCTGGAAGACCAATGGACTCTGCCCCGTCAGTCGGTGTCTGCGCGTCCGATTCCGATTGTGTCTTGTACTCGGAAAACAACCACCATGCCGCGCCGTCCTTGTCAACGCCAAGTGCGAATCCGCGTTGGCCTGAATTGCGAACTCCGCCTGGGAAAATGTCACGAATTGGTTTTTGGACTAGCTTTGATTTCCATCGCTGCAATCTGCCGTAATCCTTATTTGGCGACACGTCGTATGATCGCTGAAAAGACGGGGACGGTGCGGGCGGAATAATGTACACCTCGCCGTTCAATGTGAGCCCAACAACCACGCCAACGATTGTTTTCCATGGCAGTTGTGCGTCACATGGAGCGCCTTCAAAATGGGCCGGTGTGCCAAAACTATAGCTGGCAAGCCCGCTTTTGTTGTTCCAAGATTGCCTTGCGCCGCTTTCCTCTAATGGCGGATAAAGGTGGACGCAAGACGCAACCGCTTGATATGCCGGGTTCTCAAACCGCTCTGTGGGGCCGCCGCTTTGATCGGCACCAAGCCCGCCCCGCTGGCCCGTGTGCCCCCAAACGTAATATGGCAAACGTCCGTTATATAAAAATGACAAGTCAGGTTCCCTCGCCTGCCACGACTTGATAAACGCCGTTCACCTTGGACAGCATCACGTAGCGGCCCAGCGTCGTGTAGTTTGCCAAGTTAGTAGCACCAGTGAACCCAGGCATGGAGAACATCAGCGAAACGGCGGTGACGGTCTGGCCAACGAACTTGCCCACATAGAGCGGCGTTGTGCTGGCTGTGTCTGTGCTCGTCGGAAATAGCAGGCACTGGCGGGCAGTCATGCGCAGCCATGCCGAGCTGCCCGTGAACTTGGCAAGCACGATTTGATTGCCTGCCGGGCTTGATACGCGATGCCCAAACGTCAGCGGCCCCGCGTCACGGTCGCCGCCTTCGACGGCTCGCACCACCTTAGCGATCCGCTCTGCGGCAGGCTTCGTGAACGTGACGCGCTCTGTGCGGGCAGGCTTGCCGTCTGGCTTCTGGGCCATGGTCAGTCCTCGAGCACGGTGAGCACCAGGCGGGAGCCACCCACGGCAGCCTTCGCGGCGTAGTTGCCAGCCGCCAGCCGCAGGATCGCAGCCTCACCGGCACGCAGGCGGACGGTCTCGTGCAGGTTCGTGCCGTCGAACCGGCCGAACGAGACCGTGTGCGTGGTCTCCGTGGCGAGCGAACGGGCGAAGCACAAGCCGAGGCTGCCCATCGTGGCCGTGCTGATCTGCGTGACAGACGTGCCCAGGTTCAGCGTGACGGCCAGCATTCCAGCCGTGGCGATGTCGGCAGTGATGCCTGACGCGGCGAACTGCTGCGAGAGCGCGCCCTTCTGCACTTGGGCGTTGATCGTGTAGTTGATGTCGGGCATGGGGCTGGCTCCTTAGAACGGCGGGGTGCCGAAAAAACCTGTGAAGTCGATGGCCTGGTGGACGCGACGCAGCAGCTGGTCGGGGTAGCCCTCGCCGCCTGGATATTTCATGTTGCCGGCCTCAGTCAACGGCTGCGGCGCAGAGGCATCTACCTTTTCCTTTTCGCTGCCCTCGCCCTGATACACCCAGCATTTGGTCTTGCTGCCGCCCGTGACGTAGTGCCAACCCACGTGCGGGATCTTCATGACCCACGTGCTGGATCGGTACACGAGCTCAACGCTGACGCTCCAGTATTTCACTTCAACGTCGTTCACCACCTCGAGCTGCTGCTGAGCGGAGATTCCTTGGCACAGCCAGGTGTATGCAGCGCCGCCAAGGTACGGTGCGGAGTTGATCGAGTTCGTGACGCTGCCTGCAACAGATAGCGGGAACGTCGGGCGGTTGCCGGTGATCGTCGCCTTAATCTCGCCCTCAACAGCCTGCAGCCCTTCGATGTAATCGCCCGCAGCGTTGACGAGCGGGCGGATATCGCCGTTGCCATTGCCGTGGTAGTAGTACAGAGCCGGCACGGCGGCGCTCGAAACAGAGAACGACCACACGTCGCGGCGTGCTAGCGGGTTGGGCTGATAGTCCTGAGTGCCTACGTTGGGCACTTCGTAGCGATACGTGATCTCGGCGTGCTGCCGGTCTGGCTCGGTGACGCTGCCTTCCGTGCAGCGCAGGTAGCTGAACTCCGGGTGTGTCGCGCCGTGGAAAATGCCAACGGTGTTCAGCAGCAGCTGGTGCGCGACGGGCTCCGTGGTCGTGACTACGAATTTCCGCTCAGCAGTCGGGCTTTCGCCAAACCGATGCGTAAACGTGCGCGGCAGAACTTCGCGGAAGGCAAGTACGGACATGGCTAGTTCAGGATCTCCACGGTTCCGATCTGGCCATTTCGGTTGATCTGCTCGAGCAGCGTGACCTGCTTTTGCTCGGCGGCGTTTGGCCCAGCTTGTGCGGCGCTCTGCTCCATCTTCTGCTGCAGTGATTGAGTTGCCGTGTCGATGGCTGCGTTGAAGTTGGCCTGGAACTGCCGCAGCACGCTGCCAGAGGCTTCGGCCGCCACCTGCCGCTCAAGGTCGCCACGCCGTGACTGCTCTTCTGGCGTCAGTGATCCGGGCGTGAATTGCAGAACTGGCCGGCCGCCGATGCTGACTGTGCGAGTGGTGCCCGCTTCCTTGTTGCGAAGCGCCTCCAATTCCTTCTCGGCTTCACTGCGGATGTCGAGCCCAAGGATCGGGGCAAACTTCTTGATAAACGCTTCGATAAACTCGGCTAATTTGAAGAACGCATTGCCCGCCAGCTTGATGAAATCGAGCAAGCCCTGAGCCACCTGCTGGGCAATCTGCTGCGGCCCGGCCTGCCTAATCACGCCAAGAAGGTCTTGGGCAATCTGGCTAATTGGCCCCGCAAGCTCGCCGAGGATCGCGCCGGTCAGCCCCTTGACCGTGGCATACACCGCAGCGAATGAATCGTTCATGTTGTCGATTGCCTTGACGGCATCTGCATCGACAACCTGGCCGAGCGCGATGGCTTCCTGCCTCATATTCGTGAGCGCACCAGGCCCAAGCGTGAACAACTCGCCGAGCTCAATGCCGCCCTTGCCGAAGAACTTTACGGCTTGAGCTGCCCTCTCTGCCGGATCTGCAATGCGAGAGATCGCATCCACCACCTGCTCGAACTGCTGCTCTGGGGTCGCCGCCTTCAATTCTTCAAAGACGATGCCAAGAGCCTCGAACTTCTTTTGGGCCTTATCGTCCAGCGAGGCCGCACCAATGTTGACCGTCAGTTTCTGAATCTGCTTGGCAAACGATTCGACGCTCACGCCCGTATCGGCGGCGGCCCGTGCATACGCCTGCAACGCCTCGACGCCAACGCCAGTCCGGTTGGCCACGTCGTTCAGTGCGTCGAGCTCTTCGCCGACACTGAGCGCAAACGAGGTCACTGACGTAACGGCACCCGTAACGGCACTGGTCAGGCTTAGGAATGCACTCGTCGCGGCTTGCAGTCCGCCCAGGGCCAGCTTGCCAATCTCAATGTTCTTCAGAGTGCTGAGATCGCTAGACGCTTTCTTGCCAGCCTCGCCCATGGAGTCGAGCTTGGCATTCACATCAGCAACAGCCTGAGCCAGCTGGGCCGTGTTGGCACTGATCTGCATTGCCAATCCAAGTGCCGTACTCATGTCATTTCCCGTCTAAGTCGTTTTTCATCTGGGCGAGCACGTCGAGCAGCTGCGAGCGGTGTTGCGGCGGGGCTTCGGTTGGGACGAAATCTGCAGGCTTTGGTATGTGGCCACGCCGCGAGTACGGGGCCAGCACAGCACTAGCAATCACTCCCGTCTGTGCCCACGAGTTGTCGAGCGGCTGGTAGTAGCGGGCAAACGCCAGCCACTCACTCAGCTCTCGACTGTCCATCCGCTGCTCGAGCTCGCCAACCGTCATTCCGAGATGCCCAGCCAGCATGAACAGGAACCGCCGCGATGGTCTGGCGTTAAAGCTCGCCGGCTAGTTCAACT